ATGCATGTAGAACACGAACAACCATTCTATCAACTAGCTAATCTACCAGTATTTAAAATGAGATGTCAACTATTTGAATATAGTGGTGAGGATCTCGATACTGGTGTAGATACAATTGATAGTATTGAAGTTGATTCAAGTTATACTTTTGAGTTAACTTTATCTTCAGTTACTGGTACATTTAAAGTAGGTGAGATGGCTGAACAAGAACTTAGCAGTGGTGTCAAAATGAGAGGTGAAGTTTCTGGTTGGATAGAATCTACTGGTAAGTTAAGCTTAATTCACTTTGGTGCTGACGATGGTAAGTTTCACTTGCCAGCAGATCAATTAACAATTCGTGGTATTGAAAGTAATGCAGTAGGTACAGTTGATACTGTTGTAGAGAAAGATCTATCTTACGACAACGAACAAAATGATTTCTTTGGAGGAGACTTCTTAGACTTCAGTGAAGCAAACCCATTTGGAGATCCTAGCTAATGTTTGGTAATTATTATTATCATCAACGGATACGTAAATCAGTATCTGCGTTTGGTGCTATGTTCAATGACATATATGTTATTAGAAAGAATTCTGGTGGTGATGTTATAAGTACTGTCAAAGTTCCATTATCTTATGGACCAAGAGCAAAGTTCTTAGACAGAATTAGAGAGCAAGCTGATCTTGTAACTGATACTAAAGTTGCAATAAAACTACCTCGGATGTCTTTTGAAATTACTAATATATCATATGCTGCTGAAAGACAACTGCCAAGATTAGGAAAACAAAATCTAACATCTCCTACTGATAGTACAAAGAAGACAAAACTATTTCAAGGTGTTCCTTATACTTTATCATTTCAATTGAGTGTTTATGCTAAAAATCAAGACGATGCGCTTCAAGTTGTAGAACAAATACTGCCTTATTTCCCCCCACAGTATAATCTAGCTATGAAGCCATTTGAAGATTTTCCTCAGATTAAACATGACGTACCCATAATATTAACTGGTGTAGTATTAAATGATGAGTATGAGGGACCCATGGAGTCTCGTAGAACAATTATATATACTTTAGACTTTGATATGCATATACAGTTCAATGGACCACTTAATGATGGTGGAGCAATCATTAGAAAAGTTGATGCTGATTTAGGTACTTTCTCAAACACAGGTGTAGCTGATTCTGATCAATCAAGACTTGAAACAGTAACTGTAACTCCTAATCCTTTAGATGTTGGATTAGATAGTGATTTTGGATTTAACATTGATGTGAACCCGTTTACGGATAGTGGATAATGATATGGCTGATTCTGATAATGTAGACAACGATATTGAGTTTGCTCGAAGAAACTATTACGATATTCTTGTCAAAGGAAGTGAGGCAATGGATGAGATGATAGATGTGGCAAGAGCTACTGAACATCCTCGTGCATATGAAGTCTTCTCAACTATGATGAAAACCATGGCAGATGTTAATGGTAATCTAGTTGATCTTCACAAAAAGAAAAAAGATATTAAGAAAGAAGATGCACCAGTTGCTTTACCTGGTACAACCAATAATAATGTTTTTGTAGGATCTACTGCAGACTTGCAGAAGATGTTGATGAAGGACGTCACTCCGGATGAATGACACATACAATGGTAACATTGCGGTTAAACGTGATGGAGCCGTTCAAGAATACACTCAACAGGATGTTGATGAATACGTAAAGTGTAGTAAAGATCCAGCATACTTTGCTATCAATTATTGTAAGGTTATAAATCTTGATCAAGGACTTGTTCCGTTTGACTTATATCCGTATCAGAAAGAAATGTTCAAACATTTCAATAGCAATCGCTTTAGTATTGTTCTTGCATGCCGTCAATCAGGTAAGTCTATAAGTTCAGTTGCATATCTTTTATGGTATGCTTTATTCCATCCAGATCAAACAATTGCTGTTCTAGCTAACAAAGGTGCAACTGCACAAGAGATGTTAGGTAGGATTACTCTAATGTTAGAAAACTTACCGTTCTTTCTACAACCAGGTACAAAAGCTCTCAACAAAAGATCAATTGAATTTAGTAACAACTCACGTATTGTATCAGCTGCTACATCAGGTTCTTCAATTCGTGGTATGTCTGTTAACTTACTATACTTAGACGAGTTTGCATTTGTTGAAGATGCAGCAACATTCTACACATCAACATATCCAGTTATTGCATCAGGTAAAAATACTAAAGTTATAATTACTTCTACGGCCAATGGTATTGGCAACATGTTTCATAAATTATGGGAAGGAGCAGTTCAAGGTGTTAACGAATACAAAGGTTTTCGTGTGGACTGGTGGGATGTTCCTGGTCGAGACGAAGAATGGAAAGCCGAAACGGTCTCTAACACTTCAGCATTGCAGTTTGACCAAGAGTTCGGTAACACTTTCTTCGGGACCGGAGATACACTTATTGACGGTCAAACACTTCTCACATTACGTGCCAAAGCGCCAATCAAGGTCCTTGAAGGTGGTGACTTAAAGATATACAAAGAACCTGTTAAGGAACATTTTTACATTACAGCTGTTGATGTAGCAAAGGGTGTTGGTGGTGATTACTCAACATTTAGTATAATCGATACATCCACTATACCATTCGAGCAAGTGGCAGTTTATAGAAACAACAGAATATCTCCAATATTATTTCCTAATATAATTGCTAAGACATGTAAAGCATACAATGATTCTTATGTTGTAGTAGAAAATAATGATCAAGGCAACTTAGTTTGTCATGGTTTATATTATGAATTGGAGTATGAGAACTTACACGTTGAATCATTAATCAAGTCTACTGGACTTGGAATTACTATGAACCGTAAAGTAAAACGTCTAGGTTGTTCTGGATTCAAAGATATACTTGAGAATAATAAATTAGATGTTGTTGATGAACAAACAATACTTGAGATATCAACATTTGTTGCAAAAGGTCAATCGTATGAAGCTTCAGACGGAAATCATGATGATCTTGTAATGAACTTAGTAATGTTTGGTTACTTTGCAGGATCTCAGCAATTTGGTGATTTAACAGATATCGATTTGAAGACAATGTTATTTGAACAAAAAGTAAAAGACATTGACGATGATCTTCCTCCTTTTGGATTTAGAGATGATGGATTAGATGATCAAACATTTGAGGAAGGTAAGCCGTGGGCCATTGAATATGCGCCAGATATTTAAAATTATAAATAAACGTAATTGATTCCCACCGTATTATGGACACGCTTATTATAAATTAACCTCGAGAGGAAAGAAAAATGGCATTTTCAGAATCTCCAGCAATTACGGTAAGAGAAATTGATGCATCTGGTGTTGTGCCAGCAGTTTCCTCTTCAACCGGTGCTTTTGCTGGTAATTTCAGATGGGGGCCAGTCGAACAAGCAACATTAGTTTCTAACGAAGCTGATCTGGTTGCAAAGTTTGGTGCACCTTCTGAAGCGCAGACTGTGGATTTCCACACTGCATCGTACTTTCTAAAGTACACAAATGCTCTACAAGTTGTACGCGTACTCGGAGACGCGGGTGAAGCAACGGGAGGCTATAATGCATATAGTCATGCTGAAGCTGCATCAGGACTTCAACCAAGAGTAAAAACATTAGATGAATTCGAAAACGGAATTACCGGTTTTGATTCAGATCAACATACTTTTATTGCACGCTGGGCTGGTGAGCTAGGTAATAGCTTAACAATCTCAATGTGCCCACAAGACGTTGGCGACAGTGCATTTGGCACATGGGCTTACAGAAACAGCTTTGATGCTGCTCCAGGTACTTCTGTTCATGCAGAAGCTGCAGGTGCGGTAAACGATGAGGTTCACGTAGCCGTAGTTGATGCAGGTGGTGCTTTCTCAGGAACAGCAGGTACTGTTCTAGAAACATTCCCATTTGTATCAGTTGCATCAGATGCTAAAACAGCTGACGGGTCTTCTAACTACATTAAAGATGTTATCAACAGAACATCTCAGTATATCTGGAACCCTGGGTTTGACTCAGACTTCACAGTTGCAAACGCTGGTACAGCAGCAACATCAGGTAAAGACTATCAGTTGTCTGCTGGTGTGCGTGATGTAAAAGATTTTGCACTTGATTCAGGTTCAGATGCTACAGTGATGGATGTGGGTGATTACATCACAGGTTTCGACAAGTTTGAAGATAAAGATCAAATTCAAGTTGATTTCCTTATCACTCCTGCAATGAACAGTAAGTCAGATGCAGTAACAATTACTAACGATCTAGTAAGTATCGCTCAAGGTACTCGTAAAGATTGTGTTGTAGTTGCATCACCAAATAAATCTGCTGTAGTGGGTTCTAACACTCCTGTAACAGATACATTGGCAACAACAGATGACTTCACAAGTTCTTCATACCTTGTAGTTGATAATAACTACTTAAAAGTGTATGATAAGTTCAATGATAAATTTATAAATATTCCAGCTGCTTCTTCAACAGCAGGTATCATGGCTGCTACAGATGTAAATGCTGCTGCATGGTTCTCACCAGGTGGTCCTCGTAGAGGTCAATACTTAGGTGTAACAGGCATCGCATATTCACCTAACAAAGCAGAACGTGACCAGCTTTATAGAAAAGGTGTCAACCCAGTTGCTAATATTCCTGGCCAAGGTCTACTACTATTTGGTGACAAAACCAAACTAGCAAGACCATCAGCATTCGATCGTATCAACGTTCGTCGTCTGTTCTTGGTTATCGAAAGAGCAATTGCACTAGCAGCTCGAAACGTAATGTTCGAGTTCAACGATGAATTTACAAGAGCCAACTTTGTTGGTGTAGTAGAGCCATTCTTGAGAGATGTACAAGGACGTCGAGGTATCACAGACTTTAGAGTTGTGTGTGACGAGACAAACAATACATCTGCAGTAATCGATAGAAACGAGTTTGTGGCTACAGTGTTAGTCAAACCAGCCCGCTCTATCAACTTTGTTACTCTGAACTTCGTTGCTGTAAGATCCGGTGTTGATTTTGCAGAAATCGCTGGCGTATAAGGAGATAACAAATGGCTATTCTAGGCGTAGATTTCTTTAAAGCAAAAATGGCAGGTGGTGGCGCTAGGCCAAACCTGTTTCAAGTAACACTTAACTATCCAAGTTTTGTTGCTGGTAACACTGAGCAAGCAGCCTTTATGGTTCGTGCAGCTTCGTTACCAGGTTCAGTAATTCCAGAAATGATTGTACCATTTCGTGGACGTCAATTGAAGGTCGCTGGCGATCGAACATTTGAGCCATGGTCAACTACAATTATTAACGATGTGGACTTTCTGATTCGAAATAACATCGAAGAGTGGATGAACGGCATGAATGAGCACAGAAATAATACTGGTATCACAAATGTTGCAGAATACACAGCAAACTTAAAAGTTGAGCAGTTAGATAAGGCTGGGGAAGTCATCAAAACATATACGTTTGTTGATGCATTCCCAACAGTACTCTCACCAATTGATCTTGCATACGATGCAAACGATCAGATTGAAGAGTTTACTTGTGATTGGTCTTATCAGTATTGGACCTCCAATACAACAACATAAATACCTCCACAGAGGGCGGCTTAGGTCGCCCTCTATTACTACATTCTAAGGAATTCCAATGGCTGATAACAGTTTAAAATTATTTGGTTTTGAGATCCGTAGATCTCGCCAAGCGAGTGATAAGAAACAGCTACCTTCTATCGTGCCGCCCGTCGATGATGATGGAGCAGGTTATGTTACTGCATCTGGTTCTCATTATGGCCAGTTCATTAACATGGATGGAGATGAATCAAAAGATAATCATCAGCTGATTATGAAGTATCGTGGTGTTGCGATGCATCCAGAAGTTGATGCTGCAATTGAAGATATTGTAAATGAATCTATCACAGGAAGTGAGTTAGAATCATCTGTTGATTTAAATCTTGATGAAATTGATACAACTGATGCAATCAAAAAATCTATCAAAGAAGAGTTTGACACATTATTAACAATGTTGAAGTTTAATGAAAATGGCCACGACATGTTTAAGCGTTGGTACATTGATGGAAGAATGTATCATCACTTAGTTGTTAATGAAGCAAACCTCAAAGCTGGTATTCAAGAAATACGACCTATTGATGCAGCAAAGATTCGTAAAGTAAAAGAAGTTAAAAAGAAAAAAGATCCAGTAACAGGTGCATCACTTGTTGAGAATGTTAAAGAGTTTTACATTTATCAAGATAAGCCAGGCGCTCAGAATACTTCTGGAGTTAAGATATCTACTGATGCAATCAGTTACGTAACATCAGGATTGTTGAATCAAGATCGTAAAAAGATTGTATCTCATTTACATAAAGCATTGAAGCCAATCAACCAATTGAGAATGATGGAAGACTCATTGGTAATCTATCGTTTGGCTCGTGCACCTGAGAGACGAATATTCTATATTGATGTAGGTAACTTACCTCGTGGTAAGTCTGAACAGTATATGAAAGACATTATGGCTCGTTATAGAAACAAGTTAGTGTACGATGCAAATACTGGAGAGTTAAAAGATGATCGCAAGCATATGTCGATGTTGGAAGATTTTTGGTTACCACGACGAGAAGGTGGTCGAGGAACTGAGATCTCTACCTTACCAGGAGGTGAAAACCTGGGACAGATCGACGATATCGTATACTTCCAAAAACGTCTATACCGTGCACTCAATGTACCTATAAACAGATTAGAACAAGAAGCACAATTCTCGTTGGGTAGATCTACAGAGATCAGTAGAGATGAACTCAAGTTCCAAAAGTTCATTGATAGATTACGTCGACGATTTGCACATCTATTTAATGATATTCTGAAAAAGCAATTGATTCTAAAAGGTATCATAACCGAAGAAGATTGGAATGCTTGGAAAGAAAATATATTTGTTGATTATGTTAAAGATAATCACTTTACAGAATTAAAGGAAGCAGAGCTTACTAGAGAACGCTTGCAAACTCTAGATCAAGTTCAAAACTACGTTGGAGAGTTCTTCTCTAAACAGTGGGTAATGAAAAACGTTCTCATGTTGGATGAAGATGAAATCAAAGACATGAAACAAGAAATGCAAGATGAAATGAACGCTGGTGAAGTTGGTGCGGACGATGATCACATAAATCCGGATCAGCAAGAACAACCACCTCAAGGAGATAATAATGAGTGAAGCACCTACTATTGAAGATTTAATTGCTAAGTCAACAGAAAAAGATTTTGTATCTTCAGATAAGATCTTTGCAGAGTTAATGCAAACAAGAATTGATACCGCTTTAGAACAAGAAAAGATTCGTATGGCTGGTCAGATCTATAATGGTTTAGAACCTGAAGAGATGGAAGCTCCTGCAGAGTATGATGAAGAGCAAGGTGAATTAGATCTAGAAGATGAAGAAGAACAGACTGAGATGGAACTTGAACCTGTTGAATCAGAAGAAGAAACAGAAGAAGAGCCTGAACTAGAGTCTGAGGAAACATAATTTCCCAAAGATATAATTTTTATAAATAAATGCAAAGTTAAAGTAAAATGAAGACATTTGTTCAACTTAGAGAATTAGCTGGCCGGAAACCTTCTGGTCAAGTCGTCTTTGATAAAAGGATCGACAGAGTGCCAGTTAAGATAACAAAAGAGATGAACAGATTTGTCGCTTATATTGATGGTGATAGACTCGATGCATATCGTACTCAGAAAGAAGCTGAGAAGATGGCAGCAGAGTTTGTGAAACAGTATAAAGGTTAAGAAATGAAACTGATTGCAGAATATGTAGATCAACAGATCGAAGTACTAACAGAAGCTACAGAAGATGGTGGTAAGAACTACTTCATCGAAGGAATCTTTGCGCAATCAGAACAAAAGAATCGCAACGGTAGAATTTATCCAAAAAATGTAATGGAAAAAGCAGTGGATAAGTATGTTACCGAGCAAGTAAAAACTAAGAGGGCAGTTGGTGAATTAAACCACCCAGAGGGTCCAACTGTTAACTTAGATAAAGTTTCACATCTCATTGAATCCATGGACTGGAACAAAGATGATGTGATTGGTAAGGCACGAATTCTGGATACTCCCAATGGTCAGATTGTAAAAGGTCTACTGGATGGTGGTGTGCAGTTGGGTGTCTCAACTCGTGGTATGGGAAGCCTTGAGCAAAAGAATGGCGTCATGATGGTCAAAGACGACTTTATGTTGAATACAGTTGACATCGTGCAGGATCCATCAGCACCAACAGCCTTCGTTAATGGAATTATGGAAGGTGTTGAATGGGTTTGGAACAACGGCATTGTTGAACCTCAGGAAATTGAAAAAATGGAGACTGAAATTAAAAGGGCTCCACGCGCTGATCTCTATGAGACTCAAGTACGTGAGTTTAAGAATTTCCTCTCAATGATAAAAAAATCTATGTAAAGGAGTCAAACATGACTGATCAAATAGAAGACCAGGAAGTTGAGCTCGAAGAGGAAACTGTCGAAGAAGCTCATCACGACCCGAAGAATGCAGAGCAGCAATCAGTAGCAGCAACTAAAAAAGCTGAGAAAGCTACTGGAACCGCTCCAGCACGTAAGGGTGACAAGAAAAATTCTGACCCAATGCCAAAGGTTGAAAAGCCTAAGGGTGAGAAAGTTTCAATGGAAGAAGTAGAGATCGATGCTGATTTCTCTGACGATCTTAACGCTCTTGTAGACGACGAAGCTACACTTAGCGAAGAATTCAAAGAAAAGACTGCGGTCATCTTTGAAGCTGCTGTTAAGTCAAAAGTCGCTGCGGAGATTAATCGTTTGGAAGAAGCATATGCTGTCGAACTACAAGAAGAATTATCAGCAACTAAAGCTGATCTTGTAGAGAAAGTCGACTCATATCTAAACTACGTTGTTGAGAATTGGATGGAAGAAAACAAGCTAGCAATCCAAAGCGGATTGCGTGCTGAAATCGCTGAAGGTTTTATGAATGGATTGAAAGATCTATTTGTAGAAAACTACATCGAAGTTCCAGAATCCAAAGTTGATCTAGTTGACGACTTGGCTGACCAAGTTGAAGAGCTAGAAGAAAAACTCAACAAGTCAACTGCGCAAGCAATGGAAGTTTCAGAAGAACTAGAAACACTGAAGCGTGAAGCGATTATTCGTGAAGCGTCTAAAGATCTAGCTGAAACTCAAGTCGAGAAGTTAAAATCTTTGGCTGGTGACATTGACTTTGTAAGTGAAGAAGCATTCACAACCAAAGTTGCAACCATCAAAGAATCATACTTCACAAAAGCAACTGCTGAGACTGTAACAGAAGAAGTAGAAGAAGACGGCGATGCAATCGTCGAAACTACTGATACAATGGCTCGTTACATCAAAGCAATACAGCAATCATCCAAAAGTTAAATTTGTAGGAGATCCATAAAAATGGAACAAACATACGATAAATTGGTTGAAAAGTGGGCTCCAGTTCTAAATGAAGAATCTGCGGGTTCCATCAAAGACCATCACAGAAAAGCAGTAACTGCTGCGGTTCTAGAAAACCAAGAGAAAGCTCTTGCAGAAGAGCGTGCTCAAACACAAGGCTTCATCACTGAGGCAGCTCCAGGCGGTGCGAACACAGGTTCAATCGGCACATGGGATCCAGTGTTGATTTCACTAGTACGTCGATCAATGCCAAACCTAATGGCATACGATGTTGCAGGTGTACAGCCAATGACCGGTCCAACAGGCTTGATCTTCGCAATGAAGTCACGCTTCGAAGCTGGTGCAACTAACAAAACAGAAGCATTGTTCAACGAAGCGAACACTGCATTTTCTGGTACACAAACTGGTGCAGGTAACGGTTCTGCAGGTGCATCTGGTCTATCAGGTGTAACAGACGCAGGCGGCGATAGCTCAATCGATAACGATCGTGTAACAGCTATTACTGGTACTGGTATGACAACAGATTCAGCTGAAGCTCTAGGTTCATCAGGATCAACAGCATTTGCTGAAATGGGTTTCACCATTGAGAAGTCAACCGTGACTGCAAAGTCACGTGCTTTGAAAGCTGAGTACTCATTAGAGCTAGCACAAGACTTGAAAGCAATTCATGGTCTTGATGCTGAAACTGAGTTGGCAAATATTTTGTCAGCTGAGATTCTAGCTGAAATCAACCGCGAAGTAATTCGTACAATCAACTCACAAGCTAAAACTGGTGCGCTACAAGCGTCAACAGCAACAAGCGGTATCTTCGATATGTCAACAGACGCAGATGGTCGTTGGTCAGTAGAGAAGTTCAA